GGTGATCATACTGAATGGAACTATGATTTCACTAAAGATAAGATTCACTTTTTCCAACATAAAGAATTTGACAATACCAAAACTATTTTAGATGTTATTGCCAACAATGATGTTCATATTCTAGGTGCCAAAATCGTGGCAAGTGTTGAGATGTGGCCTACATTAGAGAAGATTATGGATCATTCTATCAGAGAAATGATGAAACACAAGTTAATAGACGATGATCAAACGGTTATGTTAATTTCAAGTCTTTTAAAACCAGAACTATTTGAATTACATAAAATTGTGCCTGATCATACATGGATTGAACATAATTCGATTTTCAAAGAATATAACGTATAAATAGTTATATCATTACGACCATAGAGTGTTGTTAACCAATGAAAACTTTTTATACCCATTTAACCGAGCAGGCCGAAGGTGAGAAACTCACCCATATCGAGCATTTAGAAGACCATCCAATCAATAATGGATCTGAAGGATTTAAAAAATCCATAGATGTTCTACATGGTGTAAAACAACACATTCTTGCTGGTCGTAATAATTCAGATTTAACTATGAAACATGATGGCTCACCATCTATTGTTTATGGTCATCATCCAGAAACTGGTAAGTTTTTTGTTGCCACCAAATCAGCTTTCAATAAAACACCAAAAATTAACTATACAGACAAAGACATTGAAAAGAACCACGGTCATGCCCCTGGTCTAGTAGATAAACTTAAATCTGCACTACATAATATTCCAAAAATAGCACCTAAAAAAGGTGTTTTCCAAGGTGACGTTTTACATTCTGGCACAGATGTAGAAAAGAAAAATGGTAAAGTAAGTTTTACACCAAATACCATTACATATTCAGCTAAAAAAGATTCACCAGAAGGACAAAAGATAGCCAAGTCTAAATTTGGATTATATACTCATACTGAATATAGAGGTAACAATGCTTCTTCAATGAAAGCACATTTTAATCCTAATCTATCGGGTTTTAAACAAAATGCAGATGTCTATCATAGAGAACCTGGCCATGATACATCTAAAACACCATTAAAACCTGAAGATTCTAAAGAGTTTGATAAACATGTTCAAGCTGCTGAAAAATTAAATAAAGAACATGGTAATAAAATGTATGCCTCTGTTGAACCACACAAAGAACATATTAAAACATATATCAATCATACAGTTAAAACTGGTGAAACTCCAAGTGCTGAAGGACTTGCTAATCACATTACAGGTAAACTCGGTAAAGGAATCGATAAGTTAAAAACACCAAAAGCTAAAGAAGTCAAGACTCAAGAATTAAAGAATCATTTGACACATATCGAAAAGAATAAAAATCATCTTGATAATTTATTCAAAATGCATCATCACCTACAACAAGCAAAAAATGTATTAGTAAAAACACTATCACGAAATACTGGTGGACTTGAACATACAATTAATGGCCAAAAAGTTAAACCTGAAGGCTTTGTTTATAATCATAACGGTGAAGCAACTAAATTAAATGATAGGGCTGAGTTTAATAGACTTAATGCTTTAAAAAGACAATGAAATCATTTAAGTCATTTTTAACAGAAGGTGGTCTCCATATGTTTGATATGGATGATACTTTATTTCATACAAGTGATAAAATTCATGTTAAAAATAAGTTTGGTAATACAGTTCAAACATTAAGTAACCAAGAGTTCAATACTCATAAATTACCTAAAGATCACAGTTATGATTTCTCTGAGTTTAAAAATGCTGACAAGTTCCATAAAGAAGGTGAACCTATTCACCCTATGATCAACAAACTCAAAGCAATACAGAAGAACGTGGAGAAGAAGACTGGTAGTAAGGTCATTATAAATACAGCAAGGTCTGATTTCGATAAACAAGGTAAGTTTGCCAACAAGTTTAAGAAACACGGAATTGATATTAATAAAGTTCATGTAGAACGAGCAGGTAATATTCCTGGTGATGAACCACCATCAGAGAAGAAAGTAAAAGTGGTTAGAAAGTATCTTGATAATCATCCATATAATCATGTAACATTATATGATGACAGTAAACAAAATTTATCTAGATTATTAAAAATGAAAAAGGAATATCCACACGTCAAGTTTCATGCATATCATGTTCAACCTGACGGAACAACAAAGAAATTAAATGATGACTCAAATTAAATCTTTTATAGAATTAACGGAAGAAAAGAATAAGGCCGTAGTCTTACACTATGGTCGTATGAATCCTCCTACAAAAGGCCATGAAGAGAACATCAATGGCGTAAAAGATTTGGCTGCAAAATATAATGCAGATCATTTGGTTGTCGCTTCACATACTCAAGATAAGAAAAAGAATCCATTAAGTCCCGAACAAAAACAAAAGCATTTAAATAGAGCTTTTCCAGATACAAATATTGAGGTTGCTTCTAAAGAAAAACCTACAATCATGCATCATGCAAAAGCTTTAGCTGCAAAAGGTTATAATCACCTTATCGTAGCTGCTGGTGCCGATAGAGCAAAAGAATATCACGATCTATTACACAAATACAATGGTAAAGAATATAACTTCAAAAAGATTACAGTAACATCTACAGGCCAAAGAAAAGAAGGTGTGTCTGGTACTGATATGCGTAATCATGCCAAGAACAATGATTATGGTTCATTTAAGAAGAATTTACCATCAAATATTCAAAAGAATGATAAACATTCAAGAGAGTTATTCCATGACACAAAAAGTGGTATGGGATTACATGAAAACGCAAATCGTAGTATGTTCAAAGCATTATTCCTGGTTGGTGGACCTGGTTCAGGAAAAGATGTTATTATTCGAGAAGCAATTGCAGAAAAGAACGCAGTTGAGATTAATGCTAACAAAGCCTACGATTTCATTATTGACAAATTAAAGTTATCGGAAGAAACTAAAGACTACCAACTTAACGCTATTCGAAATAGAAACGCATTAGTAATCAATGGTGCTTCAGATGATATTGAAAAGATTACTACTATCAAAGAAGAACTTGAAGAATTGGGTTACACTACAATGATGGTATTTGTTAATACGACAAACGAAATATCAGAAAGACGCAACCAACAACATTCTAGAATCATTTCTGAACAAATTAGAATTGATAAGTGGAATAAATCACAAGAAAATCTTGATAAGTTTTATGATATATTTGAAGCTTTCTTAGAATTCGATAATTCGATCAATTTACAGGAATCAGATGCCCTTGTAAAAGAGAACAAAGAAAATGAACTGAGTGACATGTCTAATGAGATTTCATTCTTCTTTAGAACCAAAGTATTGACAGAAACGGCTAAAGATTGGTTAAGATTAAAGAATCGTTTAGATATAAATGAAGACATCAAATCACTATTTGAGAAAAGAAAAGTATTAAAAGATAATAGCGCACCTATCACACAAATGACTAGAAAAGATGGTAAAATTGATAGAGTTGATGATGGTGATGTTAAAGATAACTCTAGTTATATCTTCAGGACTTATGTTGAATCACAACCAACATTGAAGATTAATCCTACACCAAAAGTACCAAATTTTGATCAAGATAAAGAATTTAAAAAGAACAAAAGAACAGCAGTAAACAATGTATTACCTGGCAAAGTCATGAATGGCACAGGCGTAGGTGATACATGGGATAATAGAACTTCTGGTACCGTATATCCAATGAGTGGTCTTGGTAACACAACATACAGAGAAAGTTTCAATAAGTTTAGAAATAAAGTTAAAGAGGCCATTGACGATCCAGGTGCTTCAGACATGGGAACGTTTGGTGGTATGGGTAATGGTGTCGATAAAGAACCATTAGAAACACCATTGAACAAATTTTCATCATCAGGTGATAATACAAAGAAAAAAAAGATAAATAAGCAATCAAATGCTGGTTCTAGCGTAGAGCAGAAGCAAACCAGTGGAAAATAAACAGGAGATAATAATGTCATCAAAATTTGCACCCCATGTATCTAAATCATTAATCGATGCGGTTAGTTCTATCATGAATGAAGCAAAAGCGGATGAACTTCCACCAATCGATAAAACAGAAGCACAAAAACGTAAAGAACGTCAAGCTAAACTAGACGCTATTGAAGACAAACGTGCTGAACGTGATGCTGGTAAAGAAAAACCTAAAAGTGCTGTTACTAAAGTGGCTGGTACACAATATGGTGGTTCAAAACAAAAAGATAAAGAAGATGATCTAGAAGAAGAATTAAAAGGAAATCAATCTAAGATTGATGCAAATCATAACGGTAAAATTGATGCTGATGACTTCAAAAAACTCCGTGCTATGAAAAAAGAAGAATTATCTCCAAAACAAAAGAAAATTGCTGCTATGGCAGGTGATAAAGAAACAGTAGAAGAAAATACACTATCAGCGAAAGCTGGCCGTGCTGGTAAAGACTTAGGTAAACCAGGTAAAAACTTTGCCATGATTGCTGCTAAAGCAGGAAAACGATATGGATCTACAGAAAGTGGTAAAAGAGTTGCTGGTGCTATCTTAGCTAAAATGAGAGCTAAACATGAAGAAGTTGAAATTGAAGAAAGAACATTAACATCAGGCGAAACCGAGAAGAAAGAAAAATATGTTAAATCAATGAAAAAAGGTTTAGCAGGATTCAAAGCAAGATATGGTTCTAAAGCTAAAAATGTAATGTATGCTACTGCTACTAAAATGGCTAAAACTCATGAAGAAACAATTTATGAAGCTATCGTAAACCACGAAGATATTGCTAAACATCTTATTAAGAAACACGGTAAAAACGTAACAATGGATCATATTGAAGATGCAATTGATGGTATGGATGATGCTCATAAAGTGGATAAACGTGAAGTTTTACACCACATCAAACTACTACAAGATATGAATTGTGAAAGTGTTCAAATTACTGAAGGTAAGATGAAAGACATTTTCACTACCATGCAAATGCATGCAACAAAAAAAGGTTATAAAAACCATAAACAATTTACTCCAGATGACTATCATGAAATGGGTAAAGAGCATGGTATTTCAGGTCAAGACCTTTCTGTTATTGCTGGACATAAAACGGCTTCACAAGCAGCAGAAGATTTACCATTTACACCAGATAAAAATCCTAAAAAATTAGCGACTGCTGGTAAACATGGTTATGGTCCATCAGCAGCTGCACATTTAGCACATCAAGGTATGGCAGGTCTTACTAAAGAAGGCACAGGCGGTCCAATCTACACTAAACCATTAGTTAAACTTGGCGATCTTCTTGCTCGTGCTAAAGATATGAAAAATATCAAACAAGCAACTATTGTTAATCCTAAAGATGAAAATCAAGTTGTAATGAAAAAAGAAGAAGTTGAACAAGTTGATGAAACAATGATGGGTAAAGCTGGTTGCACTTCAGAAGACGATAAAAAAAAAGATAAGAAACCGGTAGATTATGATAAACCATCATTCTTACGTAAAGGTGGTGACTGGAGAAAAAGTAATCCAGCATATTTACCTAAACCAACAAAAGAAGAAGTAGTTTCTGAAGGACTTGAAGATCACTTCACAAATATTCCTTCTGGTGTTAAAGCTAAAATGAAAGCTCATATTGAAAAAGGCGATCATGAATCAGCTGCACATGAAGCACATAAAGCTGGTCATTTATTAAAGTATCATAATTTAGTTAGTAACGCAGCTCATAGTTTTCATCAAGATCATGATACACGTCATCATGATATTAAAGATTTACACCCATATATGAGTGATTATTTAACAGATAAAAAAACTAATGAATCAGTAGAACAAGTTAATGAACTTTCCAATGATACATTAAAAAAATATGACGATGCTGTTGAAAAAAAACATACTGTAAGAGAACCATCAGATCCAAATAACAAATATAGTGGAACTTCTACAACAACATATCCTAATGCTAGAGTAGCTACTAATAGAATAGTTGGTGCAATTAGATCATCAAAAAGACAAGCTGGTTTTAAAGGCAACACAGATAAAGTGTCAAGAGCAGATCATTTTAAGGCTGTTCGTAAAGAAGAAGTTTCAATAGATGAAACAGCAACACTAGACAAATACATCAGATCGATGGGTTATGATCCACAACATCTTGATAAAAACAAAAAAGTGATGTTTGCTAAGACTAATGCTTATAAGACATATGCTATGTCACAAGAAGGCTTATATGATGGTGGCCAAAAAGGTACTCAAGACATTGATACTCATATGTCACCAGGTGCAACTGCTAGAGGATAATAATGGATCAATTAGACGAATTTGCTAAAGACGTTGTAGATAGATATATCAAGTCTATGGGATATAACCCACAAACTATTGATAGAAATAGACGCATGGCTTTAACTAAAACGATTAGATTTCAACAATTTGCTCAACGTATGCGAAATGAAGCACTTGAATTTCCTGCAGATGATGGTATGAATGCTAAAGGATCTAGTTCTAAAGTTGTTGGAGAAAGAGCAAAAGGAATGTCTAAAAATGCAAATCTAATTAAAGCAATATATAAACACCATAAAGTTAAAAAAGCAGTAAAAGAAGAGCTATATGACCACGAAAAAGATGACAAAGGTGGCGAAGAAACATATGGCAAGAAACCCAAATTTGCTAAAGTAAAAGAAGGTGAGAAAGAAGATCAGTCAGATAGTAAAACAAAAGCAGCGGCTGTATTAACTGGTGGAACAACATTAACAGGTCAAAAACGAGATGATGTAGAGTTTGATCCAATGTTGAATAAACCTAATACAAATTCTGATACTTCTGGAATGCAAATTAAAGCAGATAAAAAAAAGATAAATAGATAGTAACATCTAATAAGATTAAAGGAGAAAAAGATGTCTTCAAGACAATATAATAGTGATTTAGCGAGCAACGTGCCATTATGGTCAGCTGCATCCGTTAAATTAGCACCAACGCAAGCAAATATTAATAATTTGTATCAAAACAACACGGCTAATGATTTTATTACTGGCGCAACTGTAGGTGTTTATGCAGTAGATTCTAACGAAGCTATTGTTAATGGCCATGTAGGTACTGGTTGGGTTTTAAGAACAACAGGTTCAGGTGGTCGTTCTAGTCGAGTTACGGAAGAAGTTCTTTCAGCCGTATCTACATTTAGAACAGATAACAATGCTGACGATACTGTATATCCAGATGCTAAAGTAACTATCACATCACAACCAACATCATTAATTCGAATTGTTAATGGTGGCGGAAATACAGCTACTTACAGTGTTGCCGTTAATTACGCTCCTCCAGGTTCAACTGTATCGTATCAATGGCAAGTTAATAATAACTCAGGTGGTAATTGGGTTAATATGCCAAATGGCACAAATGTTACATCCGGTCAACCTGGTGATATGACAAAATCTAATGCAAATACTGCTACAGTAACATTAGAACCAACAGCAACTACTGCAAACAATTATGTCTTCCGTGCTGTCGTTACAGTTACACCACCTGCAGGCATTACTAATGCTACAGCGGTTACTGTAAATTCATCTAACGGTAGAATTTTAATTACTTAATAATTAATGGGGTGGTAACACCCCTTTATTTTTGACTATAATATGTTTGAAAATTTGACTGACGATAATTTTACGATATATGCAATGAAATCTTACACTTCTCCGAATTGCATAATGTCGGAATTTGAAGGTGACTTAAAAAGAACGAAATATCTTAAAAAACTATTTCGTAAATATAAGAAAAGTAATATATTAAAAGAGAGATTGATACTTAATCATATCATTCTCATTTACAATGTCTTTGGTGTAGAAGCAGCTACGAGAATTTTATTCTACCGAATAGATGAACGTGACTACGATATACTAAAGACATTTTTATTGTATCTCAATTATATGCCTGAAAGAGTTTCGGGTATTAGAGGTAATAACATAGAATCATCTACTATTATGGTAGATATGAACATCGCAGAGATATTGAGGAAACTATGAAAACATTTTTAGCATATACAATAGAAGAAGTAACTAAACCATCAGGTGAATTAAAGAAAGCTTGTTGGAAAGGTTATACGGCCATTGGTACAAAGAAGAAAAACGGTCAAACTGTCCCAAATTGTGTGCCTGAAAGTGTAGAAGAATCAACTCCTGCTTGGCAACGTTCAGCTGGTAAAGATCCTGAAGGTGGTTTAAATCGTAAAGGTATCGCTTCATATCGTAGAGAACATCCAGGTTCAAAACTATCAATGGCTGTTACTACCAAACCAAGTAAATTAAAACCAGATTCAAAAGCTGCTAATAGAAGAAAGTCATTCTGTTCAAGAATGAAAGGCATGAAGGTCAAACTAACTTCAGCAAAAACAGCTCATGATCCAGATTCAAGAATTAATAAATCATTAAGAAAATGGAATTGCTAATGAAATCATTTGGTAAACTCAGAAAAGAAGCTTGTTGGACAGGATATAAAGCTAAAGGCATGAAAAAGAAAGGTGATCGAATGGTCCCTAATTGTGTGTCTGAAGATGTTCAATTACAAGAAGACGATGGTTATTCACATGAAGTTCATGTTCGTAACTATGACGAACCTGATGACGAACATTCTACATTTCCAAAAGATCATATCAACTATGGTGTAAACCAACATCATGGTACATTTAAAGGTGCTACTGATAAAGGTTATGTGTTTGGTTTCAGAGAGAAAGAACATGCTGACAAATTTGTTAAACATGTTAATACACATAAACAAACTCACGCTGAACATTTATCAGAAGAAGTTATTCAAGAAGCAGATAAAAAAGATACAATCACTTTCGATATACCATTACTCATTCGTGTATTTGAACTTGTTCGTGAGGATGTAAAAACAGATGTAGCATTACATAAAGTTGTTGAACGACTTATTGATATGCGCCATAAAGGTATATTAACTATGGATGACTATATGTCTATTGCTCATCTTAAAGAAGAAGTAGAACAAATTCAAGAAATTGGTGATACGCCGGCTGGCAAAGAAACTTTAAAATCATATAAACAAAAAGCTAATTTAGATAGAACATATACTATGATGAGACCTAGTGCTCCTGATGCTTTAAATGATAGAAAATGGAAAAACAGAAATGTTGGCGCTGCTCAAGCTAGAAAAAGATTAGGTGAAGATGGCATCGCAGTTCCAGGTCCAACAAATACAGCAGGTTCAGGCGCAGTAGCAGGATTAGGTCAACCACCTGGTAGTAAATCAGGTGAACCGCCAGTTGGAAAAAGACGTAAGCCAATTATCATAAAAATGACTCGTAGAAGTCCTCCTAAAATGTAGAAAGGTGTAAAATGAGTTTTGAATTCGATTTTACAGAAGATAAATTAAAAGAATGTGTACCAACTAATAATAATATTAGTGGACTATTCAATGCTTTATCTGAAATTTTACCAAAGTATGATATCACCACACCACGTAGAGTTGCTGGTTTTTTAGCACAATGTGGTCACGAATGTGCTGACTTCACTATGTTGCATGAGAACTTAAATTACTCAGCTGATGGTTTACACAAAGTATTCCCAAAAAGATTTCCTACAGTGGAATCAGCACAACCATATAATAGACAACCCGAAAAGATTGCTAATAAGATTTATTCAGATCGTATGGGTAATGGTAATGAAGCATCAGGTGATGGTTATAAATTCCGTGGCCGTGGTGCAATACAATTAACAGGTAAAGATAATTACAGTAGATTTGCTGAATCTATTGGTAAAGATTTAGATGAAGCAGTTGCTTATTGTGATACACTAGAAGGTGCTATCGAATCAGCATGCTGGTTTTGGACAACACATAATTTAAACGCTAAAGCTGATGAGAATGATGTCACCGGTTCAACAAAAGTAATCAATGGTGGAACTCTAGGTATCGATGATCGTAAAACTCGTTGGTTGAAAGCTTTAAAGGCATTTAATTAAAATGTGGTTTATATTACATCTTATACCAGATGCATGGTATAAATTATTTGTCCATGGTATAGTTGTTTTAGGATTAAGTATAACTATCCTATCATCTATATTCAGATGGAAATTATATCAAATCATTGGTATTCTAGTTTTATTAGCTGGAGTATTTTTTGAAGGTAGTTATTCTACTGAAATGATGTGGCGTGCTAAAGTTGAAGAAGTGCAGAAGAAATTAGATATAGCAAATAAAAAATCTAAACAAGTAACTATAAAACTTCAAAAGAAACTTAATGCACAGAAACAATTAATTAAAAAAAAGGCTAAAGATAATGCTAATCTTATTAAACAAAATGCGAATAAAATTGATGCTGATTGTAAGCTCACTGATACTGTTGTCGAGTTGCACAACCGTGCCAGTGACAATGAAGTTTCCAGAGCCCCCGAAGGAAATGATGGAAAGTTGTCCAAACCTTCAACCAGCACAGAAGACTTCCAAATTAAGTGATTTACTAGAAACCGTCTCTAATAACTATTCAACTTACTATGAATGTAAGGCTAAGTTTGATGGTTGGGTAGAATGGTATAACGATAATAAAAAAATATACGATAGCGTAAAATGAACTTAATAAAACTTATGAAACTTACTCAAATATTAGTTGTAATTTTAATTCTGCCATCATGTATGACAGCAGTTAATTTAGTTACATCAGGAGCTAATCCTATTGATGCATTGACCATGTCACATTTTGATAGTAATGAATATGGAATTATTACTAAAATGAGAACAGTTTCACAATTAGTAGATTGTGGTAGTAAAGATAGTATTAAAGATGCAACAAACAAATTATGGTTTTATTCTAACGAATTACAAAATTTCACACAATATGTTCCTAGAAATGAGAAGTCATATAAAATGGCACAAGGATTAAACGATATTGTTAAAGGATTACATAATAAAAATGGTGATATGAGTAAAATGTATTGCCAAGAAAAGTTTAAAGTAATACAAGATACTACTGAAAATATTCAACAAGCCACAGGGAAGAAACCAAGATGAGCCAAGTATTAGACTTACAAGAAAAAATTAAAAAATATGATTCACTTTATCATAAAGGTGAATTAAGTAAAGAAGAATATTTAGAGTTATTACAAGATATTGATACTTCAAAAATTGTAGCAGAAGGTGCTCACCAATTGGAAGATTTATCAAAATTAAACCATATTATTATTAACACTATTAAAATTTTAAAAGTAGTCGCTTAAGGATAAAAAATGGTATCAGTATCAGAAAAGAAAAAAGAAGATTGGATGAACAGTAAGTGGCGTCCAATGATGGGTTGGATGTATATGTGTATTTGTTTATTTGATTTTATGGTTGCACCAATACTTTGGTCAATTGTTCAAGCAATTGGTCACGGTTCAGTTCAAACACAATGGCAACCATTAACTCTACAAGGTGCTGGTTTATTTCATGTTGCTATGGGTGCTGTATTAGGTATTGCTGCTTATGGTCGCACTAAAGAAAAACTTAATGGCGCCGAATCTGGTGGATTAGGTAATTTTGGTGCAAATGCTGGTACAACGTATGTTCCACCTGGCCAACAAAATACAGTTACAGTAAGTAATCAATCACCATCAAAACAAGATGATGAAGTTTCGGATGCAGATGAGATGGATTTAAAATAATGGCAGACGAAAATCTACATGACGTTAAAGTTGATGTTGAGATACTCAAACATGATGTTAGTACCTTAACTCGACTATGCGAAAAAATGGACAAGATAATTGAAAAACTTGTTGATCACCAAGATGTAATAATCACGCAGATATACAGAGATATGGACAAAAGAAAATCAGATACTAATCAAGATGTTAAAGAATTACATTCTAGAATTACGAATGTAAGTAAAGAACTGTCTGAAAAAGTAGAAGAAACAGAAGATAAGATTATGAATGAAATCAAAGAGATGCGTAAAGAAATATCTGATCATAATCAAAAAGAACAAGAATCATTAGCCAAACTTCTACAATGGAAGTGGGCTATTGTTGGTGGTATTATTGTTATAACATGGTTGACACAACACATAGGACTTGATACAATACTAAAAGTTATCCATTAAAGTATTGTTTCATTATGAGCGTCTATATTGACAGAAAGTTCCTGTTACAGGTTTCCCCAAAACTATTAAGATTTACACAAAAGAAGACGGATCTTTATAACTTCCGTTGTCCTTTTTGTGGTGATTCTCAAAAGAACAAATTAAAGGCAAGAGGATTCATTTATCGAAAGAAAAATGATTATTTCTATTCTTGCCATAATTGCCATGTTGGCCATACCTTCTATAACTTTCTAAAGTTCATAGATGCCAATCTTGTTCGTGAATATTCTTTAGAACGTTATAAAGATGGTGAAACAGGTAATCATAATTATACCAAACCCACATTTGATATACCAAAACCCATATTCAAACAAAAAATTGATTTAGAGAATATCGATTCTTTACCAGACAATCATTTCGCTAAACAATATGTGGCAAATAGGCAAATACCAAAAGATAGATGGTCTGAATTATATTTTGCATCTGATTTTAAATTATTTGTTGAGAGTTTTGACATTGATAAAGATTTAAAAGAGAATGATCCTAGATTAATTATACCATTCTATAATGCAAAAAAAGATTTGATAGGATTTCAAGGAAGAGCGTTATCCGAATCCAAGATTAGATATATAACCATAAAGCTAGACGAAAATGCACCAAAGATTTTTGGTCTAGATAGATTGAAATCTGGTACAACTTATGTTGTGGAAGGTCCAATCGATTCAATGTTTATAGATAATGCTTTGGCAACAGCTGATGCTAATTTATCTTCAATAGAAATTGATAACAAAGATTTAGTTTTAATCTATGATAATGAACCAAGAAACAAAGACATTGTAAAACAAATAGCTAAGGCAATCAAGGAACAATTTCAAGTTGTTATCTGGCCTGCGACAATTGAATCTAAAGACATCAATGAAATGATTTTAAGTGGATTGACAAAACAACAATTGATGAGTATAATTAATGAGAATACATATTCAGGTCTTCGTGCTGAAATGGAACTCAACAACTGGCATAAAATTTAATATAGGGTAATTATATGGAATACAAAGGTATTAATATTGATCTTGAGCAAGATAAACTATTTGATGAATTGGGTTTAAAACGTCTAAAAGAATCTTACATGAGAGATGATGAAACTTCACCACAACAAAGATTTGCTCATGTATCAAAAGCTTTTTCAAGTAATCTAGAACATGCACAAAGATTATATGAATATAGTTCAAAACATTGGTTATCATATTCGACACCTATTTTATCTTTTGGTAGATCATCAAAAGGTATGCCAATTTCATGTTTTCTAAATTTTATTGATGATACATCACAAGGTCTAGTAGATAACCTATCAGAAACAAATTGGTTATCGATGCTTGGAGGTGGTGTTGGTATTGGTTTTGGTATTCGTGCGGCTGGTGAAAAATCAACTGGTGTTATGCCACATTTAAAGATATATGATGCTTCTTCTCTTGCATATCGTCAAGGAAAGACACGCCGTGGGTCCTACGCAGCTTATCTAGATATTTCACATCCTGATATCATTTCATTCATTGAGATGAGGAAACCCACAGGAGACCCAAACCTACGTTGCCAGAACATGCACCATGGGGTTAATATTACTGATGACTTCATGCATATCATTGAAAAATCTATGACTGATCCAGAGTTTGATGATTCATGGGAATTAAAAGACCCACATTCAAATGAAGTTCGTGAAGTGGTATCTGCCAAAGTATTATGGCAACAATTAATGGAACTTCGTATGCAAACAGGTGAACCATATTTACATTTCATCGATACGAGTAATAATGCTTTACCACAATGGCTAAAGGATAGAGGTTTGAAGGTACATCAATCTAACCTTTGTTCTGAAATTATTTTACCAACCGACAAAGATAGAACAGCAGTATGTTGTTTATCAAGTCTTAA